ATTTGTATGTCCAAGAATTAAATCTATGGAGGTGGTATATACAGAAGGTCTTAATTGAGAATTTTCAACATCAATTGAATTTTTGGCAATAAAGGTGGATTTTTGGGAAGTTAATGTTGTGAAATTGTCAACAAAGAATCCTGATTTAAATCTATCCAACCCATTTGCATCTTTAATAGTAAAACTTGCAGTCTCTTTTTCCAGTAAAGATAGAGTTGTATAATACTCAAGATTTTTAATTCTATCTTCAAGTTTCTTGATATCTACCATTCGATATCTTTTGTGCTTAGCAAGATTAATTCCTACTTCATCATTGGTGCAGAAATATGCTGGGAGAGTAATTGTTGCAATATCAAGAGATTCTGAGAGATTTAATGGTGCCTGTGGATTTTCTGCAGGATCGCCAATCATTAATTCAAATTTACCGTCTTTAGATAAAACAATTTTATCAATTCTTGGCAAATAATATGAAAAATCTAATATGATATCTTCATCGGATGCTAAAATTGGCGTATTTTTATTATCATCATTTACAAAATTATTTGATAATGACTCAAATGGAGATCTTTCGCCTTCAGAAACGTTATAAACAGAAACTCTAGGTCTTAAATCTAAAATGTTATAATTTCTTATTCCATCAAAAGAAGGGATATCGCAATAGTCAAACTGAGAATATGAATCAACTGAGAAGAAACTTCCTTCATCTGCAGAATCGATAGAAGTTGATTCAAAAACAATTTTTAACTTTTTAAGAGGTTCTCTAGAACTTTCTTTTCTAGTTATTCTACCATAATCATAGAAAGTATTCTTTTGTCCATTATTGAAAATAAAATTGTCAGTAATATCTCTACAATTTCCCCTATTCAATGCTGAAATTGAAGAGACTATGTTAGATTCTTTAAACTCAACACCTTCCCCATCATTAAAGGATGAAGAATTTAAACTAATATAACTTACGGTATTATTGTTGATTCTTTCGACCAAAATGGCAACACAATTACTATCTTGTCCAACTATTTCTTCACCTAAAATTAAGTTTGAAGTAGTGAAATCAGTTATATTTAATGTAATTGACTGTAGTTGTGGAGTATCACTAGCACTAGATGTTTCAAATACTCCTAAAAGTTTTGTTACATCTGGATATCTTAAACAAATATCTTCATCTTGAACTCTAGTACCATAAGGATAGTTACCAAACTCTAGACCATCATTGAGAGTGGTTTGCCCTACACCAGAATAATTATATTTTGACTTATCTACTATAATAGAATTAACTCTATTTCTATTTTTTACTTTTGCAGAAACATTAAGTTTCTTTATTGTGTAAGTTAAAGTTGCTGTTCCGCTAGTAGCAGTTAATCCATTTATTCTTAAACTTTGAGATCCTAACGTGAAGAAAAACTTATCTTCTCTCAGTGGTTCTACACTTCCATCAGAGTAAAAAATAGAATATCTTTCTTCATCATATGGTAAGAATCTTTCATTTGCAGAAAGAACAATAGTCTCTGAAGTATTTGCTGAAATATTAATCGTTTTTTGTCTTCTTATAATTAATTCAGAATCTTCCAAATCCAAAGAAGAAATCTTATCCTTAGGAAAAACTGTAAATAAAGTATTGTCAGTAGAATCTTGTAATCCAGATTTTAGAATTCTAAAATCGGAAACTGATAAGGTAGTAGAAGGAAGAATTGATACACAAACACCAGAAACAGCAGTAACTGATTCAATTTCCAACGTTTTTTCAGAAATTGAAGTAATTTTTGCATAAGTTGGTTCAACATTCCCTGGAGTTGAGTATGCAATAATATCATTTACCTTTGAAGCACCTCTAAAAACAAAATTAGAACTTGTTACAGTGCTAATTCCACTAACTTCAGGAGAAATGGTTACAGACCCTACAAATGATTTTACTTTTTGTACTAAATCTGCACTAAAAGTTGCACCAGAACCAACCGGTGGTGCATAAACTGATTTAAAATCATTTACATCATACTCAGTAAATGATTGTATAATTCTATTATTTTGAATACTATCAAAACTAAGTTTTTCGCCTCTTAAGAATTTGCCATCAATATTATATGCAGTAACAATTCCGGAATTTGTAATTGATTCTCTCAAATATGCCGAAGCTCCACTGGAACTTCCTTTGATAAATGTTGGTACTTGTAATGTGACAGGATTATTTAAATTTAATTCAATGTATGGTTGAACATCAAATAAAGTAATATCCCACTCATTAGAATTTGGAAATATTGTATTATATGAACCAGATTCTAATGCAAAATCATATACTCTAGCAAGACCAATCTCCTTACCAGGTGCTACATTATCATCTACACCAAGTCTTTCTGATCTTAATGATACCGTATAATCCGTTGAAATTCCTAGAGATGGATTTCCATCAACTCTATTCAGAGTAAACGTTGAACCGGTTGTATAAACAATACTTTGATTTTCTAAAGTTTTTTCAATTCTTGGTTTTGGAAAATCTATAAAAGTTGGATTAGGTAGTTCTACTTCAAATCCTCTAATATATGCCTTTCCTGGAGATACTTTATAAATTCCAAGAGATTCATCGGCAACATTATTGCCATATGTATTTTGTCCTGATTTAAATATTCCCTTATTTCCCTTTAAATTATCTAATGATTCTCTAACATCAACTTTAAATGGCGTTACATAATAATCACCAGATTCATCATAAGTTCTTCTTGCAAACTCATTTGCAAGAAGATTATACTCAGCATCTCTTTGTACTTTATCTGGGGATCCATCTACAACTTTAAATAATTCGATGTACCCTTCATCTTGAGACTCTGTAAATGAATATTTTGCCAAAGATGCTGTAATAGAAAGTCTATCAGCACCTGGAGCAGCAAAATTTGTAAATCCTTGCGAATTATCTACGAGAGATTCATCATCATCTGCAGTAACAATATCTTCAATTACTTTCAATCCAATACTATAATTTACATTATTTGCAACAGGATCTAATATTAAAGTTTCCTGCTTAATATTTACAAAATAACCTCTAATAAAATACACACCATCAGCAATAGTAACAGAAGATCCGACAATAGAAGAATTTTCAGTAGTAACTCTTCCTACTCCTTGGCCTGCCTGAATATTAGTAAATCCACCAGAAACTATAGGAACATCTCCTTCGGAAAGTAAAACTTCTCCAGAATTAAACTGTCTAGTGTTTTGAGTGGAATTTGAATCTCTGTATGAAACATAAATTATGGTATTTGATGTTGGAGATTCATTTGCTGGCAAAACAAATTCAACTCTCCCTTTTACCTGAGAGTCTTGTCCAATCAAATACTTGCCAATAAAATTATTCAAATACAAATCTACAGAAATACCAAGATAACTTGATTCTACTTGAATTCCTTCATAATAATTATTGTATACAACGTTTCCGCCGAGAACTGGAGATCCTTCCTTAAAGATATGTGATCCAAATTTTTCAATTTGATTTTGAAGAATTGACTGTAAAGTTGTCAATTCTCTGGACTGAATGGGGTATCCTGGCTTAAAAAGAACCTTATAAAAGTTCTTTTGATCATCAAAATCATCAAAATAAGGAGTTACATTCAAATTAGTTTCTTGTGGCATGACTGTTATTGATTAGAATTGTAAAACGACTTTAATATCCTCTTTTTGATTTAAAGATCTGCTAATTGAAGGTCTATTATCAATGTATATAATATCTCCTGTATATTTTTTTACCTCTGGATTAGCAAATCCATTTTCAAAATTTTGACCAAGGTACACAGTACCATTATTTATTACCGTAGATATACCACTAAAATCATCATCAACTTCAATAATAATATTGTTTACGTCAATATTATTTTCACTGGTAAATTGAATTTGGGAATATCCATTAACAGAATTTGTTGATATTCCCGATGTTGTATACCCATATAATGTTCTATCTTGCCAATATTTTATAACTCCAGTTTCACTATCATAAGAAACAACTCTTCCTACAGCAGTTCCAACACCAACAATATCTTGAGTGAATGTTGAGTTTGGTAAAATTGTTGCAGAATTAGGTCTCAATTTTAATGCATATACAGAACTTGCCTTTTGTTTATTTAAAATTGATGTTGAATCGAATGCTTCTGGATTTTGAACAATTCCAACTCTTGCAACTTTGTTGCCAACAATAAAGTCAGGATCTCCAATATCATTTTCAATTCTAGAATAAAGAAGAACATTTGTTGAACCAAGTTCTCTGTAAATATCTGCTCCATGACCTCCTTTTGGTGGAATAATAACAGAAAACTTTGGAGGATCTGTTAAAAATAATCCAGAACTTTCTAAATCAATTGTTCCATAAGTATATCCACTTCCTCCATTAGATACGAAAACGCTATCAACAGTTCTGTCACTACCAATAATAATAGTTACTGTAGCACCTGATCCATCACCTTTAATTGGAATATTTTGATAAAGTCCAGGTGCACCTAAATTTCTACCTCTATCTAATATAGTAACAATCTTCAATTGTCCGCTTGAAGATGCATTTTCAATTACTGCAGAATAATCTGAGTTAGTTTTCCAATCCCTAGGAACTGGAATAAAATTGGTGCTATCAAATTTAATAATTTCGCTAGGTCTTATTGTATAAAGATATTTCCAAATATAACCATCTCCACTTGTACCAGCAGCCCTTGGTTCCAAATCTGTAAAAGTTGGTTCATCTAATGATGGATTTCCACTAGAAGATTCTGGAGTCGTTCCATTTTGGAGGCAAATATAGACTCTATAATCTTGAGTTATAACATAATAATCGGAAGCATATAAAGAGGTGGAATCGGTTTGATTTGCACGTTTGTCTATACTTATATCATTACGATACATATCATAAGTTCTTCCAGACTCCCAATTTATTCTTCTTATAACAGGAGAAACATCACCAGGAGATATTTTTTTCAACGAAAACATAGTATCCCACACTGTATTTTCTTCATTAAAATTATCTCTTGGAAAGGGTGGCAACTCTTCCCAAGTAGATAAGTATTCTGTTGAGTTTGACAAACCCAAAAATACATAATATGCATTATCTGGAGAATTGACCTTTTCAATAAAACCAAGTGCATTAGATATCCTAAGTTGGTCAGTTATAATTGCCGACATTTTCTAACATTTTTTTGATTATTTATAACCAATTTTATGGTTCATAATCATAATTTGAGAATTTCAATGGATTAACTCTTTGAACTATTGGATTATTATCAATTAAGAAAGATTTTGGATCAATTCTCTTCGATAAATTAGAAATTTTGCCCCAACTAAATTGACCAATATCATTGATGTATGAAGCACCAAAGTCATCATATAAAGTAGAAACAGCACATATAATCCTTCTGACCAAAATATTGCCATATTTGGGACTGAACTTATTAACAGTAACTGCTGGGAAAATAACTTGATATATATTATTCAAATTTGTAGAAATTCCTATAACATTTCCTGCATTGTTATAAGTTGTGTTTGGGGAATTTGCAATATTTGCATTGCTTATAGAAAAGTAGTCTCCTAGATCCAACTGAGATACTGTAATTGCAGATCCAACAACAGTATTTCCTATGAATGCAGAATCTCTAAGAATAGAATCTTCTGGAATATATAAATCAAATACCAAACCAGGTACAACAACAGGACCAATAGGAATACTTGCAATTGTAGTAACTCCAACAATTACTCCATAGTCTCCAAAGAAAGAAACATCTGGTATTACTTCAGTCTTAACTGTGGGTGGATCGATTGAAATTTGTGGAGTTTCAATTTGAGAAACTTCAAACTGTATTGGTCTTGATAAAGGATAATTTCTAAAAGTTTCACCAATTCCAGGATTATCAAATACATCAACTTCTAAAATATCACCAACAGAGTATCTAAATCCTTTATTCGTAATATTAATATTAGTCCTATCAATTATGAAGTTTTGAGTAATTGGATCAACTAATAGGTTAACATCAGCAGATGCGTTTTGACCAATACCAGTCTTCGTTTTAAGTCTGGCAGAAGTAAAGGTACTGTTTGATGAATTTAAAGTTTCTGGAAAACCAAGACCTTCAGTTTTAACTCTTAAAGATTTTATTGGACCATAAGTATATCCTATTCCAGAATTTGTTACTGTTATAGAATTTACGGACCCAGAAGAAATAGTTGCTGTTGCTGTTGCAAACTCTGTAGAATCCAATGTTTCAATATCGGCAACAAATCCAGATTCGAACAGATTTATTTCTTCACCAACTTCAAATATATTCAAACTTGTTGGGATAACTTGAATAAAATTATCAGATGTAATTCCAGCAAGAACTCCAGAAGCACGACTATTTCTACCAAGCAAAAATTCTCCAATAGTCGCTGTCGAAATTCCAGTTGTGGATATAGTACCAACTATATTATCAATATTGGTCAATCCAATTCCAATTGGAGATGGATTTGTAAAATATGGATATTGAATAGAAACATTTGGAGCAGTTGTATAACCTTCGCCACCATCAAGAACTAAAATGGAAGATACCTCACCATTAACAACCTGACATGTTCCAATTGCAGGTGATTTTTGTTCTTGATCAATTATTTTAATCAAATTTCTTTCTTTATCCTCAATAGTTTCTGCTGCATTATCAAAGAATGGTTTCAATGTGTCAACATAAAATTCAGTTGAAGATGGAGTTATTTCTGATATTATTTTTGCGGAAGGATATATACTTGCCTCATTATAAACTCTATCTTTTCCAATAAATTGCCCATCAATAACAAGATCTTCAGTTTGTTTTGATAGTAAAACAGGTCTTAACAAATTAAAGTCTTCGACAATACCTTTGTCAGAGTAAATAAAAGTATTTGCAAAGTCGGATGCGACAATATCAGAAACAATTCTTTCATTCTCATTTAATTTTTTAACATCATTTGTAATAGTTAATGAATCTCCAATTTTAACATTTTCTAAAACATCAACATCAATTACATCAACATCACTATTTCCTCTATAGAATATTATAGTGACAGTGTCTCCAAATTTTGGAGGTTCTGGGAACACTATAATACTTCCGCCATTAAATTCATATCCTTCACCAGGAACTTGGAGAATATCATTAAATAGAACTATTAAAGTTGCTTCGATATCAATTGCAGATCCTTTTTTAGCTCTAATGGACTTAATTTCTCCATTGATTTTGATTGGGAAAATCTTTCTTCTATTATCGAATAAATCGTCGAATTTATCAATAACTTGAAGATCACCGATAGACCAAGAAGAAAACTTAGTGTCATATACATCATCTATGAATATTTGGAATTCACTAAATGGATATTGCGTATTTGTGGGTATTCCAATCAATCCATCAGTTGGAATTGTTAATATCTCAAAAGGTCTATACCCATATCCATTATTTACAAATTTAAAGTCAATAACACTACCATCTTCACCAACTAATATATTTAATTTTGCACCAGTTCCAATTCCTATAGAAGGAGAATCTGAACTATAAATTAATGGAATGTTATAATATCCTATAGGCGAATCAAATTCAATATTTGGTGGCGAAAATCTTCTGATAGTTACTACATCATTGGAAGTAATTGTTGATAGTGGACTGTCAAGTGTAATGAAAGTATTTCCAATTCCCGTAATTTTTACATTAAAATCTGAATTTACTGTAATATAATTATTAATATTATTAATATTTTTAATATTATTAACATAAAGAACAGTTGATCCAGCAGCAATTGATTCAGATGCTCTTGTGTCAAATACATCATAGAAAGAAGTAAATGCAATTCCAGGATCAACAAAATTTATTGAAGTTGAAATTGATCCTGAAATTACAGTTGTAAATCCAATATAATTTACGTCATAATCACCACTACTTTCCGTTCTAATTCCAATATCAACTATTTCTGTAGACAATTCTGTTAGTTTTACTGAAATTCTGGATCCTGCAGGAATATCTTCATCTAAAGCACTGGATAGTGTAATTGTAGAAGCAATTGGATCATATGCAGTAATTTCCACATCATTATATACCGTACCTATTCCAGTACTACATAATGCTCTTGAAGAATATGGAAGTTTGTCAAATAAACTTTTTTCATCAACGACTTCTAAAGTAAATGTTCCAGAAACTGCAATAGAAGATGTAGAAACAAAAATTTCTTTACCATCAACTAATCTATATCCACTTCCAGTAGAACCAATAGTTATGTTTGAAATTGATCCAGTATCATCAATAGTGACTGTTGCGCCAGCAGTTTTTAATGGTTGATATCCAGAACCAAATGTAGAACCAGTGCTAACTATTATGCCACCAACGGGAAGGTTTGTTGAATTAATATCATCAAGATTTGAAACTTCATCCTGTTGCTTAAAGATTATTGTTGTTTCTCCTCCAAGGTTTCGACTTAGTGTAAACGAACCTTCTGGATTACTATCCTCATCAAAAGGAGTTTGAAGTATATTTTTAACCAGAACAAACAGGTTTGATGTTGAAATACCAGATACTGGTAAACCTTTCTCCTTCAAAATAAACTCACTTGTAATTCCAGTAAATTCTTCAGAAAGACCATCTAATAAAATATTGTCAGAGTATGTTGGATTTTCTCCATTAATTTCTCCACTTTTATTAAATATTCTTCCGGAGAAAGAAGAACCAGTAGAAATTCCAACAAAATCAACTTCATCTGGTTTTGGATTTTTTGGTGTTATTGGAAGTGGACCATATGGAGGATCATAGAAATGGATTGTATTGTCAACAATATTATAATCTCCAACTAATTTTGTACAAGCAGTACCAACAGTATGGACTCCTGGTAATGATCCCAACCAGAATCTATTAACAAGTAGTGTATTCGTTGCACCAAATCCAACAACTTTAACTCTGAGAATTTCATTATCTACTTGGAAAACATCTCCACCAATAAACACATTTGGATTTGTTACTTTAACTCTCACATCTTTCAGTCCTAAAGGTTCTGCCAAAGTTGTTTCGAACGAAGTTGAAACAATAGGTGCCTGAATCATATTATCAATAGTAATTAATGATCTAGAATTTCCTCTCTTACCTGTTAATGTATGATTTGTTCCTGTCCCATAACTCACCAAATCCAGATATTCAGGAACAGATCTTAATGCCTGAGATGCCGATGCAGAAACTCTTATATTAATATCGTTTTCTTTAATAATGTAAAGAGTTGATGGAAGTATATCTGTTACACCTATTCCCGGAATATCAGTTAATGCAATTCTAATCGGATCATCTCCATTTGGATCATATACAACTTCTTCTCCAGTACTAAAATAATGATTTGGTATTTTAATAGTGTCATCAAACAAATTAACTGAAACAAAACTAGAAGCATTGAAAACTCTTCTTAAAATGCGATTATTTTTATAGAATAGTTCAAATGATCTTCTAATTGCATTCTGAGTTCCAATATAATCTGTAGTATATGAATTAATTTGAGACTCATTTAATGGTAATATAAGTTTATCTGGAGTTTCTGGTGCTTCCGTAATTGTCTTAACTCCCTGATAATAATATCTAATGCTAATATTTCTATCTGGCAGTGGAGTAAAGAATAATCTACATCTATTTCCTACAATTTCTGTTGTAATTGTTCCAAGTCCAACTAAAGAATCGTCACTAATAACAGAACCAAATTGAGTTTCATATACATCCAAATCATTATTTACAGTTGTAAGTTCTAGAGAATTGTATATACCATTAGTCGTGTCTTCAATAGAGAGATAATAATATGCACCACCATATACTAAAGTATGCTGATGAACTTCAACTTTTGTGGGAGAAGGACTTAATGGAATGTTTACAAATCCAGACTCTAATCTAGTATTACTTAATGCTAATAAACCTGATGTTGTTCTTGTAATATCTGCAACAGAAATATTTAAAACATTAACTTCTAGTGTTGATCCATATGCAACTGTAGGAGTTGCATTGACAATTAAATCTGATCCCAAGATTTCTGCACTATAAGTTGCAAATCCTATTGGGGGATTTACCGCTTCTGTATACAACTTTCCATATTCGGTTATGTAAACATCTGTTCCATTATGAGTGAGGTTTAGTTCTACAGATTCTCTAAATTGACCAGTTTGGTCATTTAAAGTAACTAGAACCTTGGAGGATCTATTTGAAAGATGAACTGTTGATATTCCAATTGTATCAGTTGACCCGCTAGGAATAGTTGTTTTTTGGTTGTCTATAGTTACAATATTGCCCAATTCGTATGATTCAGTTGTAGTTGATCCTAGACCAACAAAAGTATCGAACAAACTATATGAAACCAACTCAATATCAAAATCATTAAATTCAAAATCAAAAGGATTAAAAGTAATTTCTCCAAAATTTCCATTAATTGCAAATTCAAAATTACCAAGTTCCTCTAGAGTATCTAATCTTCCATATTGATTAACATATCCATTTAAATCATCATGTATTATGGAAAGTATTCCAAACTGCCTTTCATTAAAGAACAATTTATCTTTAACGTATGTAAAATATTTTCTATACCTAGTTTGGAAGATTGGGAATCTATCTGCAACAACAAATTTTTCTTCCCTTGGAATGTTATTAAATTCGCCACTAAAATCATCTATTGTCAAAACTCTATTTCCAATAGACTCTGCAAAATCTTGAATTGGAATCGTATTGAATACAATTTGGTCAGATGCAATTCTTCCATCAAGCAAATATGCATTTTCCGAAACCATATCGAAATCCACATAAGAATTTAAATCAACTACCGAAATTAAATCGGAAACTGAGTTTAACTCTGAATATGAAATTGTGGTTTTATTTTCTTCCCCAGTAAAAGATTCAACCTCAAAAGTGGAGAATTTCTTAAATCCAGAAACATGATTGAGACTTGATACTGCATCTTCCCATTCAGAGAATTGTGTTTTGGATTTTAAGTCATATGAGAAGTATTGATAATAGAAACTATCCTGAATTCTTTGACTATTATCATTGAGGAATCCTATATTAGTGTCCCAACCTCTAGTAACTTCAGCTGAAGAACTTGTCTTATATTCAGATTCATAGAATTGTACTGTTCCAACAACTCCAGTTAAGTTTGAAGTCCTTCCTGTGATTTTATCACCAGTTACAAACTTATCATCGGATAGAATGCTAACAAATTCATTATCCCTATCCCAATACTCAACAATACCAGTAAATCCACTAGTACTAGTGACTTGTTCACCAAGAATAAAATTATTTTTTTGGAGAGTTATATTGAAAGTTGGAAAATAACTTTGAGGAACAACATATCCAAAAGAATTGACTGGTCTATAATCTCCTGGAATTTCATCACCTTCCAAGTAGTCAGTCATATCAATTGAGAAACTTGCGCCACTGCCACCGATAGCTTTGTTTACATTTTCTACTGTAAATAAAGCATATCCATAATTTTCGGAATTGATTCCTTTTACATTTTGATTTATAGTAACCTCATTTGTAATAGGATCAAAAATAATATCATTAACTCTAAAGTTTTCCAATAAAACTTTATCTCCATCATCAAAAGGAAAATCTGCTTCACTGCTGAATGATGGATTTAGTATGAAAGTTAATACCTTCGAATCTACATTATATGATACACTTCTAACGCTGATTCCGTTTGAATTATTGATTGGCACAATAATTGGAGTCTTATTAAAAAGACCAGAACTATTTTGAATAATTTCAACCTTATAATCTTCTGGAATAAACTTCAACTCTGATTGAGAATCAAACTCATTTGTCAATCCATCAAGAACTATTAAATTCGGTATAAGAGTATAATCTTTACCAATAGTTAGCACTTCAATATCTTTAAATATGCTTAATGGCTCTACATTAATTAATTGGGGCAAATTGCCAGTTGGTCTCAAGCTATAATCTACACTATAATCAAATCCAATATTTTGAACATCTACTTTTTTAACAAATCCAATTTTTCTACTGGAAGGAAATAATAATGCTCCGGTTCCAGTTTTTGAAGTAATTGATGTAATTCCTGGCAACACTCTGTACTTTCTATCTCTAGAAAGTACATCCACTTTAGAAATGGATCCAGTTGTTGAATATGAGGATGTATTATATGAAAGTGAGGAATTTGTTTTTAAGTAAGATGTTTTTTCTGGTCTAGTCGATATAAAATATTCAAAATAATTTGAACCGGTAGATTTAACTCTTTTTCTTCCAGAATATACACTATCCAAAACGAACAAAGTGCTGTCATTTTCAATATTCTCATTATCAACCCTATATTCAGTTTTAGAATCCGGAATGTTTAAATTTGTATTTGCTAAAGATAACTTATAATAAAGTTTTTTTGGAGTATTTTCATTTATTTGCAGCCTTAATTTTGCAAAATTTTCAACTCCAATTTTACCAGATTTTGTTACAGTAAAAGAATCATCTTTTTCAGATTTTATAAACTTATTTACAAAATTTTCATCAGAATATAAATCAAAATCAAAAGCAGGAACAGAATTTGCGTTATTTACAAATGATAAAGATTTGTCAGTCAGGTCAAAGTTTATAATTTGGTTTTTATATAACTCTATTGATGGATTTACTTGAGAAATTTCTCCAAATGAAGTAATTGTAATATCAATAACACTAGGATTTTTTGAGATAGAGTCCTGATAAGTTTCAGAAAGACTGAAACTATTATCATCTTTAACAACAATATAGAAAATTTTATTATTTTCTATTGAAGAAGTTAAATCATCTGTGGTGTGTATAACTTTTTCACCAGTAGAGTATCCATGATTTGAAATTGGAATTGTATTATCTATTGGATTTGTTTGAACAAATTCTTTAGGTTCAAATACAAGTCTTCTATTTTCATCATTATATTTTACAATAAAAGTTTTTTCTGAAGTATCTTTTACTTTAATATCGACAGATTCATTGTAAAATAGAGATGGGTCTTGTAAAGTTCTTACTCTTGCAACATTTTTGGCAATCTTACCAACCAAAGTATCCGAATTATCTGTTCTAATACTGTGATATTTTCTAGATCCAACGTTAGTATAATAAAATAAAGTTGCATTGGACACTGGATTCAGATATTCACCGGTTGTAGTTAACCCCACAATATCTGTGGAAATTCCAATATAATTTTGATCGAACACATATGCATACAAATCACTAGGATCAGTCAAAGGAAATTCATTTATTTTGTCTTCCGACACTAAAATTTGAGATCCTGTATTATTACTGTATACAATTTTATCACCAGTTTTAAGTCCATGATTTGGCAAATATATTTGCCTTGTATTAATATTTCTAACAATCCATTTTTGAACGTATGATGTTACTCCAGTCCCAACAATAGAATTTATTTGTGTTGTGGATAAATCGCTTACATTATAGTCTATTGTTATAGAACTAAATCCAACATTAAGAACTTCAACTTCTTCAATATTGTCAAATTCAGTGTTAGATGATCCTGTCAAATTTATAAAATCGCCAATTTTGAAGTTTGATGAATTTATGAAATTGTTAAACACTAAACCAACTTTAGGTTCGGGATCTCCAGATACTAAAGTATCGGTAGAAATTCCAACTTGATAATTTAATGGATCAATTTCAAGTAAAATATTTGATATACTTCTTTCGCCTGTACCAATACCAATAGAAACTGAAGGATCAAAATATATTTCTTTGTTTATTGGATAATTTTTATCCCCAAAAAATACTGGAGATGAAACATCATCAACAGCAGAAACTTCAAAAAATCTTGGTTTTTCAACTAAAATTGATCCAGCTGGATGGGAAGCAATTCCAGCAAGAGTTCTTAAAATTCTTATTTGGGAATTTTCCGGTATGACATTTAGAACTTTAAATTCCTCATCACCAATTTGATAAATGTCACTTGGTCTTATGGCAGATTCCTTTAAATTTCCATTTACTGAGATTAGTTTTGGTATAAAATTATCTGAGATTCCTCCTACATCAATTTGTTCATTTAATATTAATTCGTTTGTAAATACAGTAATAGTTGAACTAATATCTTTTTTTCTATTTGTAAGCAATTCATCCAATCCAATTATTGATATAAGGTCTCCATCATTTAGATTATGTGGATCAGATGATACGCCAATAACAGAATTTGAAAAACTAGAAGATCCAAATTCAACATTTGGTATTTTTGTGGATATTAAAGATATTTCCTCAACTTCTTTTCCGGAAATTTCGGATACTTCAGCAAAAGATTCATTTCCAAATTCATCTTTAGCAAATTTAATTTTATCACCTACAGAATAATTTTCTCCTCCGGATATTATAGTAACTTCATCAATTATACCTCTTTCAGTTCTAGATACTTTGTTTAATTGATCTTCATAGTCAATAGGGTTGAATATAAAATCATACCCTGCAGTATCACTCAAAAGTTTATACTTATTTGTATTTCTAACCAATCCCAAATCTTCAAAAGATGCCGAATTTTGACTACTATCAGTAGTACTATCAAAATTAAATTCAATAGGAGTAGATTTGTATTGATTTCCAATAAAATATGGGAAAATAGGTCTTAAGTATTTTTGGCTGAATTGAGTATCAACTTCTCCCAATGTTGAAAAATACGCATAAACTCCATTAGGATACTCCGGAGTTACACATAATCTTCCATTATATTCATCAAGATCACCACTATCAAAGTATGAATAATCTTCGACAAAAAATCCTATTGGGAAAAAAACAGTACTTGGTCTATTTGGTTTTAAAGAAATAGAATAACCAGACTGCATTTTTTTAACTAATCCACCTCCAACTGGATTAGTAAATCCAAATGGACCATAAATTGGATTTCCATCGTATGCCCAACCTATAATTGGAGAGTGTGTAGTTGATTCAGAAGACTCATTTCCATTAAAATCTACTTCCAAATCTTTTTTATAAAAAATTTGATCAAGTTCTATTCTAGAAACTAAAAGATTTTCTCTTAATTTTCTTGGTGCATATGAATGTGTTAATTGAGTAATTCTTTCACCATCTTCATTTTTAGTATCATAAAGAAAAATATCATTTGATGTAATCTCATTTTTAAAGATCGATCTTTCTACATTATTTACATTCCATCTTTGTATAGAAATATCAAATGCTGCTCCAGATCCAGAAGATACAACTCTAAGAGAAGTTCCATTGGAATCATAGTTTATTCCTTCCGATGTAACTACTACATCAATAATCCTACCATTGGAAATTTTTGGTATCAAATTAGCACCAGATCCAATACCATCAATTTCAATAGTAGGAGTGGAATTATAATTAGATCCACCATTAACAATCAATACTCTTTTAATTTGTCCGTTTACGATAATTGGACTTAACTCACATCCAGAACCATTTTTTACTTCAATTAATGGTTGTCTATTATAATTTAATATATTTTCCGATCCATAGTTAGATCCGCCATTTTCAATCGATGTTGAGAAAAGTTCACCAGAAAATGATGGTATAATTTTAGCACTAATATCATCTAAAGGTAGAGATCTATTTTTAAAATCGCCAACTATTTCAACTTTAATTGGTTGATAATTTAGAATATAAGGACCTACACCAAAATCAGTAAAATTGACAAATATGTTTCTATTTAAATTAAATTCTTTTGGATCTGAAGGATTTGTATTAATTCCACATAGTCTAAACTCGTTATTATCAACAACGCTGACATAATATTCAGTATTTGTAGTTAATCCAGATATAGAAGTTCCTTCAGAGTTATATACAACTATTTCGCCAGTTTTATATCCATGGTCATCAATTTTTATAGAATTTCTATAAAGATCTACATTTGAGTTTTTAAATGTAAGTTTTTTATTTGTATAATTTTTTCCAGATCGTATTACTCTAATAGATCCAATCTTTGATTTTTTATTAACACTTTTCAAATAATGTTTTCCGGGAGCAAGGGAAGTTAAAATTATTGGGTTTGTTTTATTGATAGAATCCAAGAATGTTCCATAAACTTTTAACGTAAAATCAGAATCTGGGGAGATAAAATAATCGACATCTCTTTGCAAACCTTCAATTGGAACATCTGTATAATCATATCTAACCCTTTCACCCTCATAAAACTTGTGCTTTAAATTAAATGTGATAGTATAATTTGACAAATTTACTTGATTACTCTCAGCAATAAATTCCACAAAATGATCAAATACAGTCATATTTGGAACTGCTATAGCATTTGCACCATTTCCACCCGATATTCTTATTTCGGGAATGCCATCATAATCAAATCCACCATCCAAAACTTCAATTTTATTCAGAGATCCTCTGATATGTGAAATTACCGATGCACCAGAACCTGATGAATCTATAATATTGAGAATTGGTGGATTTATAACATCATATCCACTTCCAAAAGATTTTGGTTCAACTTTATCAACAGATCCATAATATATAAAATCATTTGACTTATAATTTTGAATTTCTACTCCATTGGCAAGAATGCCAATATTTCCAGAAGGAGTTAAACTTCTTTCATTTGGTTCTAATGGTTTTGCAATTTTTTTGAAAATATTTTTTGGAGATATTGATCTATTGAAATTAGATTGCTCATCATCAGTAGTATTCTGGAAGAAAATTAGTTCATTTGTAGATCTAAAAAATTTATTTTGGGACCCCACCAATCGAGTTGTTGAGTTGGATAATCCAACATCGAGAAATATATTATTGTCAATATTATTTCTACTACTAGAAAGTTTTATTTGAGTCGAATTATTAAATGATCCAAGAACTTTTGCATAATAAATTCCTTGATCAATATTTAAAGAATTTCCATCAGGTCCAGATTGATAATAAAGAGCATCTCCAGTAACAAATGAATTTTTTCCAATATTTAAAATTTTATCAATTTTTTGAGAATCATTGGCATTAATTTCTTCAGTGATAAAAAAGTCTTCGCCAAGAGTTATAGTTTCATCACTTAATGCAATAGATTCTTTTCCATATTTTGGCAATGATTGGGAAGAAACATATAGCACATCATCTGTTCCTTTATATACATTTTGAACATCAGTAACATAGATATCATTAGATTCTGGAAAAGTTTGAGAGTTGTAAGTAAACTTAAACTTTCCAGATTTTCTTTCAATTTTATATTTTTGAGAAGAATCAAAATTAAGAGGTAATGAAATATTTAAAGTGAAAATGTCTTTTACAGATTCAACAACCGCATCATAAGTCTTCAAAGGTCCAGTGATTGATGTTAGTATTGCTTCATCTCCAGCATAAAATATATGATCATCATACAGAGAGAGTGTATATATGCTATTTTGCTGATTACTAATTGAAATGGATTTAATATTATAAGAAGGTGATATATTAAATTTCCAATCATTGTACTTTGATTCTTTGAGATCTTTTCCCAAAGTTCTCAAATTAACTCTATTTCCACTAACAATATACCTAGAATTTGGATCAACTACTGCTTCGGATAAAACCCCTGTAATTCTAAACTTGATAGGATTTTCGTCATCACCAAAAGTCAATCCACCTTCACAAGTATAATTCAAATAAATGTTTGTTTTCTTTGAAATGCTTCTTGTTACCAGACAACCTAAAAATTGATTTAAATTTTTTCTTTCATACGTAATTGTCTGGGTTGTATTGTCATCATAGTATACTATGAGAGATCCATTCTTTTCTGGAAATCCATATGTACTATCTACAGTTATTTGAGTTGATCCCGGAACAACATCTTCAACAATTATTGTTTTTGGACCAATTACAAATTCTCCATAGACTGATCCTCTCAAATTAATATCTTTATTAAAATCAAAATCAAGACCTAAGATATAATAAGTCTGTTCTTCTCTATTGATTGTTTCAACTTTATTGACAGTTCCATAAGCAGAAGAAATAAATTCTTTGCCATCTACAATTAGAGTATTTTGAAATATTGTAGTATTAACAAGATCTTTTGGATCACCATCGATTGCTTCAACAACTAATTGCTGATTTTTTCTATATTGAGCATCTGAAGGTCTAATCAGATAATCCCTTGGTTTAATTACCTGAACATCGTCACCAAATAACGCTTTAAATAATATTTTATACGAAGCATCTGTTCCCTTTGCAGTATAAAAATCCTTTAATTGCTTTATCAGTATATTTTTATTGATTTTTAAGGAAGAACCGCTAAAAAAGGATCTATCTTCAAAACCTGGAGCAAACTGAGATTTTATTTTTTTAAAAAATTCATTAATGAATAAAATATTCAAGTTTTTAACAGTAGAAGAACTTGAATGCTTTTCTGCACTTGTTGATTCAAATTCTAATCCATTTTCATAAGAAGTAATGCCACTAAAACCTCTAATACAATCATTGAAGGATGAATAACTTTTTGACTTGTAAAAAATAATTTCACCATCAATTTGAATCAATCCATGTGTATCAGGAAATCCCAATGTATTTTTAACAAAAATGCTAGTGTCGGAAAAAGAAACATCCTTAGTTAAAGTTGTAGTTTCAATTAAATTAGTAAGATTGTCAAGTTTAACATACTGGTCAATATTTTGAAGTATATCTAAAACCCCTCCCTTATACTCAAGTCCAGAATAATATTCTACAAATAGACTTTCAACTAGAGGATAATTTTCCCTAACGAAATTGGGAAGTTGGTTTTTTACAACATTACTAATTTTAATCCTTGATTTTTGCATTTCTATTATTCTCTAATTAATTTTCCATTCGTATAACTTGAGGTTGTAATATAGTTACTTCCGGAAATATCATTTCCGGAAGAAATATTGTCAGGAACAGAAGTGACTGTTAGTTTATTAGTATCAAGTTGTAAATATAAATCTTGCAATCCAATGACGTCATTGGATTTTGGAGTCACTGAAATTTCAACAATGGATTCTCCACTATCTATAACAGTTGAAACTATGTTAATTGGATTTAAAAGTACCTCACCTTTCACATAATCTACAGTTCCTACAGATTGTCTGACCTGTATTGGATTTTCGGATTCTGTTGATAATTTAAACAAAAATAGATTTCCAGTTTTCTGGTCTGGATTTGGTTTATCTGCAATATAAACTACGCCAGTAATTCCAGAAACAGAAAAACCAGAAGTTTTTATGTTGTATCCACTTAAACTATTGATATGAATTTGGTTACCAAAACAAATTTCATATTCTGCAAATTGATTAACTGATGCTCTAAAATCCCTTCTTAAAGAAACTTTTGTAATATTTGAAGTGATTGACTTGTCACTCTGATCAATTATATTCAAAACTTTACTATATTTAAATCTGATATCACTCTGATCAGACTCAAGAGATTTTGAATATTTTTCTAAATTGGAAATTACTTTATTTTTTGGAGTTTGACCATTATCAGTTAAGTTTTCATTATAATAAATTGTACTATCAAGTTCAATGTATAAGTATTTTAAATCAATAACATCAACTACAATTCCAGCAACAGTATATTTTCTAAGCATATTCTTCAAATTCTGAGCTGCACTTGAAGATAAAAATGTTCCACTTTGAGGTTTGACCGCGACAAAAACTTTTCCATATCTTGGCGGATTTAAATCTTCTCCACCAAAAACGTTTACAGATTCTAATTCTGGAAAAATTCTTGGAACAATTGCCTTGAAGTCATTTGCTGTTACTGCTCTATTTTGTGAAGAGTAGTATTTTGGCGAATAATTTCTAATTGATTGAACAGATTCAATCTCATTACCACCATAAGATGTAGTATTTGTTTCAATTGTGGAGATTCCCCTAGTAACTAAACCAGTATTAGAGTTTAATTTTCCAGTAAAGGTAAACTGAGATAGATTATTTCCAAGTGGTCCATTAGAAACAACGTATGATGCTTTAATTAAATTATTATTTTCTAATTTATTTCCAAAAATTCCATCTCCAAAAATTAATTCATATTTTTGATCGGCAATTTCTTGAATGAAAAATATCTTTGAATCTGATTCAACATCAATAATATCTTGTGCTAACTTATATCGAGTTGAAATCGTACTTAAAGAATTTTTAAATACAGACACTGATAAAGTGCTTATGTCAACATTTGCATTGTCAATAATATATCTTTGAGGTGGATTAGGTATTAATGAACTTACGAAAAACTCACTTGATAACAAAGTTCCTTCACAAATTTCAATATTATCAAAGAATGCAATTCCATTTACAACAGGAACTGTAATATCTTCTTTTATGACAAAAGTATAACTTTCCCCACTAAAATCAGATTCTGTAGTGCATACAATTCCTTTAGATAGAGTTACAATTCTTGGAATTGATGGATAATCAGATACATCAACGAAAAATGATATATTTGCTTTTGCTGCAGTTCTTGATCTTGGAACATAACCAATATTTCTTGCTAGTGAAACTACATTTTCTCTAAGAGTTGCACTATCAATAAAAACTTCACCGCTAACCATGTTAGCATTGTATGAAGAGATGTATGTATTATAAGCAAGAATATCTATCAAGACCGACAAATTCGATCCTTCAAAATCATAATCCGTAAAATCTGAACTTGATCGAAGGTAATCTTTAATTGATGACCTTATTTGATCAAAGTCTAAGTCTGTAAAATTTATTATTGCCATTTATCGGGTTGGCTGTAATACAAAAACTAACTGTTGTGGTGGAACATCTATACCTATAATGTTATATCTAATAGTAACATTAAATTCATTGTTATCAAAATTAGGTTCAACCAAAACTTTCGTTAAAGAAACTCTTGGTTCATAAGATCTAATAGTACTTTCAATTTGAGATTTAATTGTACTTGCAGAAATTGCATCTATATTTTCAAACAGCGACTGGCTAATGTCAGATCCAACATCTGGATTAAAAAATCTTTCCCCTGGTAGGGTTAATACTAAATTACGAACTGACCTAGCAATCGCCGTTTCATTCTTAAGAGCCAAAACATCGAAAGTCAATGGACTGACCTGAAGAGATAAACTAATATCCTTGAATGATTTACTAATTCTCTCTAAAGGCATTTATATAAAGATATAGTCTCAAATTATTTATTAAGGATTTTGACCGTAAAATGGTTCAGTCCCATAAGACCAATCATCATAGTCATTATCATTGCGAATTTTCTCATGAATTTCATTCTGGTGAGCAAAATCGTGCTTTTTTGGAGTAATATCGTCGTTATTAATCTCCCTGAGCATCTGTTTTTTAGAATCTGATGATGTTTTGCACCAATAATCAGTGATCAGACTCGTTGTTCCCCAAATTTCTTTCATATAATTTACGTCCCTATCTGGATTTGGTTGAATTGCCATCTGTTTGTTCCTTTTTTGAGGGTTAAACAGAACTTTTTAAGGGGTTTCTATCCCTTTTGAGGTATTTTATGGTCTTTACCTAGAATTTCCTCAAGCAGTTCCTTGTTCCAATGCTCATAATATTTGGTTTTTGATAGATTTTCTCTAGATTTTTCTAATTTTTCTCTAGATTGAGATAAAATTAAATTATATTTACCATTATTTGTTTGAATACCTTGTATAAAAGTTTTATAATGACCACAATCCTCTAAAAATATGTAGTCTTTGTAGATATTATTGTAGATTTCGCACCACATCTGTATTGCAGAAGCATCTAGGTAGTCCTCAACAACAAAAATGACGACATCATACCCCTTTAAAGGCATAATATCGTCAATATTTGATAGTATAATTTTATAAGAAGCAGTTGAAGAGAAGGGGCAAATTGCAAAATTACCCAATTCGGGTCTTAATTTTGATATTTTGAAGATCCAATTCTGGATATGCTCTTCAATTTCCTTCATTTTGGATTTCCCCCTCTTCTTTTGCCTCAAAAGAGAGACTTTGGATGACCGGATATAAGAATCAACCCTGTCCCCTACTACGCTTACGTGCTTTATTACGAGAAGTTGCAGCATACTTGGTATGTTTGCCAGAACCCTGCCGTGTTTTTTTGGGTTTTGATTCAATTAAAACACCACCATTAAAAGAAGGTCTCTTAGCCATTTACAATTTCCTCCAATTTAAGTTCATTCGGATCAATTTCAACACCCTCATAAAATTCATATGAAAGTTCTGAAAGGACTTCCGCACATTCTTCATGAGAAAGTCCTGTATACATTATTTCCCCTTTGTAGAGAATATTAAACATTATCAGATAATACGAGTCTTTTCGTGCCCAACGCGAATGCGAGGATCACACCAAATCTCATATCCCTGATCTTTTGCATCAAGACAGAAGGAAACATCCTCTCCACACATATCTTGTACTGCACCAGATTCAAAAACTTGCATCTTCGGAGCAAACCAAGGATATTCAAGATTCTCAAAGACTCCATTCTGAATTAATACCCAACCAAATCCTGTATAATCAACAGTAAATGGTTTCTTACGCTTACTGATACTCTCAACAGTTTCGTGATTCATCACACCACCATTGTTACGGAAATCATCTTCCTCTAACCAATGTGCTACAGAAGTTGTACGACCATCTTCTGTCGCATACCATCCAGCAACAATACCACGCTGCTTAGATGTATCAACAACTCCTTCATCATCAATTGCTTCAGCAGGAAATGCCAAATCACAAAGTTGCCAAAACTTCTCAGTATTGAAAACAATATCACTATCAATCCATAGTTGATAATCATATTGCAACTTACCGTCCCAAGGAACCTGATTTGGACCCCTCAGAACATTCGCACCAAGACACTTGCAACGCGCAAAGTTTACCATTGATGAATAATCTTGAGAAATCTGTATTCCACATCCATTTTGTACAAGATCAAAACAGAGTTGAACAAATGACTTCAAGAATGTATATGAACATCCACGCCCTGGTAGACAAAATACAATGCTCTTGCCCCGCATTCTTTCCTTGATTGCATCAATATCCCAATCCTCAGATGTCTGAATACTGGGAGCTTTTGCTTTAACTGTAAATCCTTTTGCCATGAGTAATAAAATCCTTCAGATCAATTTTATCGTGTTATTTATCTTTTGTAAACCCCCCTTCAAAACGAAGACTCAGATACTGTTTTTTTATTTACGATTAGTTCTTCGTAATTTAAATCCTCTCTCTGATACTCGCTTGAAGTCAAATCTACAAGTGTAAGTAGAGTATTCCAGGTATTGTAAAACTCATCCTCCTTGAGTGAGTAATACAAACATTTATCCTTTGCATATATGTGATAAACTTTTTCTAACATATTGAAATCTTTATTGTCTCAATGCATTATATATCATCACTACAATAGACCCAAATAAGACCATCAGCGGAAATCGAAATACATTGAATACTTTCTCAGGATATCTTATGATCCATCCCGCAAAAATAACTTTCCAAAAACTCCAATACGGTTTACGTTTACTCATTCTTATATCTTAAAATTTTTTGCGCGAAATTTTTTTTATGTTTTTGGAATCCATAGGGCGTTTTAGAAATCCATAGAGGGTTTTAGAGGGGGTTTTAGAGGGGGTTTTAGAAATTCTTAGAGGCACATATAGACCTCGTGGGGGCATACTTTTATAGCTTATTGGTACCTTAAGAAAATAATATACGAGGGCCGCCTTATACTTAAGGGGCAAACTTTTTTCTAACTGGCTGTCACGAATGCTCCGAACGAATGAGATATGCACCCATTCGTTCGTGAGGTGCTAAGTGTCAACGAAGGGCAGATTTGAGAGCAATCTCATCGGGGCGAAGTTGCCCTGCTTTGAGTCTACCATTGCCGCCAGTGGAGTTGTTCCAACGGGTTCCACATCCGCCAACGCGAGTCATAATCAAATCGGATTTGCGGGGTTTACGGGCAGGCAAACGAGTTACCTTCACTTTCCCCTGAATCTCTGCGATGAGAAGGTCATCGGAGGCAGCAGCAGCAAGAATCGAAAGATCAGTCATTTTCAGAGGAGGGTATCAGTGAGAAGAAAAAAAGGTGAGCAGAGATTAACCCTGCTTCCCCACGTAGTCTGTATGTAACCCAGCAAGTTCAGCAGTGGGGTATCCATCGACGTCCCAACCACGGGTGTGAGAATTCGCTTGAGATTTACCCTTGGCAACGTTAGTCCCAACCCAGATGGTTTGGCGGGTGTTGATGTCGGTTGCCATTGTCCAGAGTGCCATCGATTGCTCCTTTGTTTGCTTCCTGTGTATCCTACAGCATCAGGGGCACCTCAGAGCACCCCCGACACACTTTGAAATGTTGACTCAGAACTCCACAGGTTGCAGAGTGGGAGTCGAAATTGCCGCATAATGTGCAGCGCACTCATTGATGTTCTGATCTTCGATTGCGGAAACCATAGTGTCAAGGATATTGAGGATTTGACTCCCATCCTGACCCTGGCGAAGCATACCGAGAAGAGTCGAACGATTGAACATTTGAGAAAAAAAGTAGAGAGTTTGGGATTTGCCCCGCTGTGAGAATCGAACTCACACACCGTTAAGTGTCACCAGAGCAGAGAAGAAAGTGCCGAGTTAGAGTAGGGAACTCGGCAACCCTTAGAGGTCAGTAATCGCTGAAGATGTACACGGTGCGATAACCTACCTCGCAAGCGGTGAAGTCATAACGCAGGTTCTGATCATAGGTCGCTTCCCAGTCAACTACAACGTGGGAGGGTACATCACCATACACATCAGAGGTGAACTGTTCAGCGAAATCTGCGGTGGATTCGTATTCACCACGATAACGCTCATCGCATCCCTCAACATCAGAAACGCAACCCATCTCACCGATGAGAGCGTCTACTGCTTCATAACCTATTGCCTCACCTACGCGCACATACTCTTCGTAATAGGCAACAAAATCATTCTCATTGTAGGTGTCAATGAACTCCAGCATGTCATCCAGAGCATAGTTCTCATCCAGCAACTCATCGATCTTCTCAACAGCATCAGCGGCGAGAAAATCTTTGTAGGAAGCAGTCAGAGTCACGGTCATTAGAGTCAAGAATGAGGTTGAAATCAGCGGGTTGGGTTTCCCTTTCCCCCTGATGCAATCAGTATGGCACGGCAGGGGGAGCATCGGGGGGTTTGGTGTGCAGTTACCCAACTGGTCGGGCAGCTGGGGAGTTTGTGTCAGAAACTCCCCGTACTATGGGTCACACAGGCAGCGAATCGTTCTCATCCAGTATACCGAACGAAATCTCAAAACCACTGTGGGTGGGATAGATTCCGAAGTAAAGTTTACCCAACCCGAATGCCAGTAACTCATCACCAGAGCGGGCAGATGTATCCAACCCGAAGTAAGCGAAGCGGGAGAGATTGTAGGGAGTTTGGAGTCGCATTGGAAAAAAGAAGTTTGTGAGAATCAAAGACACATCTGATGCATTACATCAGTTTCGATCTGTTTGAGTACATCACCGTTCCACATTTCGGAAATGATGTCACCTTCCTCAGTGTACAATTCACTCACCCAGTAATCGTGAAGCATTGCGTTTGTATCATTGAGATTCTCCAATCCCTGATAGATGGAGGAAACAATTTCGGAATCGTAGATGAACATTAGAAAAAAAGTGAGGGTGGAAAGAGTCAGGAAACGCGGGCAGAATCCCACACATTCCAGAAACAATCCCACGCCCATTCATCAGCAACGAAGGTATCAATCCCCACCTGATCACAAACCCAATCGTATGCTTCCTCACAACCAAGTTGAGT